ATATACCATACCTGGAGTCACTTGATATGGTTGCCAAGTTAACCACCTCTCCTGAGGCCATGAAAGAAAACCCAGAACGCCTGTTCTTAAGGTAACACATCCCATAGGATCGTGGATCTGCCTTACAAGCTTCCCAGAAAATAAAGAATAATCTATTTGCGTCCCTGAAGTCTGGTTTCCCGACGTCAATCTTAGACCACTGCAAGTACATGTAATGAGTACCAGTAATATAAGTAGACTTGTCTTTATTATAAAACCAAAAACCCTGCTCTCTGCGATTAAATTCTTCATCAATGTAATCATACCATGTTTCTTTAAAATCTAACGGATATTCTTCCCAGTCAAATATTGTTTTTATTCTACTTAATTCTTTAGGGAGTGGAGTGTATTCCCATTTATTAGATTCAAATTTAACAGTATTTTCTTCTAACGGTAAAGCTATTTTTAAATTTTGTATTTCGTATATTTCGCCTATTTTACCAGTTCTGCTTATAACAATCATATCATATTCTTTGTTATAACCGTATTTCCACTTACTATATCTATTTTGTTGCTTTAAAACTTTCGGCTTTACATGATCTTTTAGTATAGTATATAATTCTTGCTTATACATTATTTAGACCTTCCTTCTGCAAAACCTTTAAACTCTTTAGGCTTCTTGGTTTCTTGTTCTACTTTACCTTCTATTATATTTTCTTCTTCATTAATTTTTGAAAGTATTTCAAAAGCGTCAAATATAGCTAATTTTTTTGTAGCAGCTGCATTTTTTAATCTATCAGCTGAAATGTCTGGACCAAAGTCTATAATAGGTTCTTTTGCAACTTTTATTAATTCATCAACAGCTATGCGCCCAGCTTGGATTATATTCCTTTTGATTTTTTTTACTTCCATATTTAATTACAATATCATTAGATTTCATGCAATAAAGCAGCTCATTATCAACAACAAACTCCCATTCAGCACCAGGTTTAAACCCTATTACATCATCTAAAGCAATATCGCGTGCTTCTAACAAACTATTAGTATATTTTAATATACCAACATAAGGAGTTGTTTTTTGATGCTTTAAAACATCATTATTTTCTATAGGTTTTATAAAACATCTATCACCAAAAGTATGCCATTTATTATTATTTTTATATAAATATATTTGATCTAATGATACAAAATATAAATTATCTTTAAAATAACTTCTACTGTTTTTCTTTTCACCTTGCATGTTATAAAATTTTCTAAAAATATTTTGATGAACAACAATAGTGTCACCTATTTTTATACTCGTTTTAAATGCTTTTGGTGTAGAAATAACTTTAGCATTCCTATTTACAAATTTCCAAGATTCAATTTTATTATTTAAAATTAAATCTTTTCCGTCTATTTGTGTTTTATTGTTATATGTCTCACCTATTGGTTGTACAATAAAATCGTATAAACTTTTCATTAATATTCAAGATCGTATTCTACTGCTATTGCCATTTGTGAATTAAATTTTTTCCACGGCAATACCTCGTCTTTTTTCTTAATATGTATATTATAAGAATTATCAACAGGCTCAAATAAAATATGAGAAATTATATGACCTCCATAAACCTCTTGACCCACGGAGTAATGCATGGCGTCATTTTTATAATCTGACCCAATACTAATTTTACGTATTACGTTACTCATCTTTGGTAGGTTTATGTTTAGTATAACTACCATCTTCTAGATTAATATCTATAGGACCATATTTATCTTCTAAATCATTTTTTAATTTCCCTTGATCTTGATTTACACCCGCTAACTCATGAAGCAACGCGTGTTTTTCTGTTTCTGCAACTCCTATTTTATGTAATAGTTGCGCTATTGTGTTTTGCAGAGTTAATATATTGTCTAACTCCTCTTTGGTTATTGCTTTTTTACTCATTATATTAAATTTAATTCAATATTTGGGGTGTTATAAAAACACCCCTTATATTATTATATATCAAATAATCCTCCGCTTATATATATCGGTTCATTATTATTGTCTCTACCAAATCCAACATTGGTTTTTACACCACCTGGATTAGCAGTCATTAATCTTGCCCACCTGTCATTTAACGTTTTGTTAGAAATTGTTGGGGCTGTTCCACTTCCATCAACTGTAGTGTCTAATGATAAATTTACATTAGTTCCGCTTGTTCCAAACGTATCATTCATTACTAATCGATACGTTGTGTTATCTACTGCATAAGCAAATTTTATATCATCTTTGTCGATAACAAATTTTCCTTCTTCAGATGGCTGTGAACTATTTACAATTTCAAATTCTAAATATTGTGCCATTTTTTAAGTATTAATTGTTATGCTTCAGCGTTGTAATGAAGGTATCTATCTAAGTATCTAAAAGGAAGAGAACTTGTTATAGCGCCCTTGTCACACCCAGGTTGTCCTGCGTATAAGGTACACCAGTTATATCTACTAGCAGAACTTTCAGTTGGACAATAATTTCCGAGTCCACCAAATCTTAATTTGAAACCACCGTAAGTTACACCATTATAAACAAAGTCTTTAACCTCACCTAATTCGACATCTGTAACTGGACTACCAGGGTTACCTACTAAATGTTTGCTTACTTTTTCTTCTAACCAACTTAAAACTGTTTCTCTTACAGAGACATTTGGCCCAGCAAGTGGAGACCCTGTTTGAGTAGTAAATATTCCAAAATAAGCTAAAATAGCATCTTTAGTCCATTGATATTGTTTTCCATTTATAACTGGAACTGTTGAAGCTGATTTCTGTATTGCGTCAAAATAGTCATTAATTGGGGTACAGCCAGTACCATTAACACATAGATTGTCTGTAGTATCTAATCCAATTCCTCCAAGATCTCTAGAAAGAAATGCTTGAAAAGGAACTGTTAAAGCTGATAATCCAGAATCTTGAGTTGTTAAGAAAGTATCGTCAATACTTCCAGCTTGATTAGCATTTTCATTTATTGCATTAACTGGTACTTCTGATACTATTTGAACTTCTACTAATCCTTTACTTTCTAAATCTAAAACTATTCTATAACTTAGATTAGTTCCAAAATTACTCCCATTTATCGCATATATTTCAGGTTCATAACCATATATATTATATATATCGTCTTTATCTATTTGAAGTGTTCTAGTGTTTTCTATTACAGGAAAACAACCATCTGCAAAAGCGGTTTCTCCTCCTTCGTCTACAAAAGATCTTACTCCTACTTGATTAGTTAAGTTAAAACCTTTAAATTTTAAATATTGTAAATCCATTTTTTGATATTGTTTTATATTGTTTTTTATTTATTTATTTTCCTTTAGCTGGGTTAACACTCCAAAATTCGCATATTCTTGATAATAATTGAACTGAGTTATTTTGTCCTAATTGATCATCGCCACTAATCGAAAAACCACCTTCATTTCCATCAAAAATTCTTGGATTTAAACCTGAAGTTTGATCACTTATATTGCCACCCATACCGTTATAAGAACCATACATATCTTGTGATATATTCCAAACTTCTCCTACAGTTGGCACAACAAATCCATTATCTACTGAAGAGTTATTTGTAGGATCTAATTGTTGCCCTAAATTTGTAACAGCTGCACATGTTACTAGTAATCTACATTTACCGTTAACAATTGGACGTAAATTATTTCCTGGACTTTCCATACTATTTAATGTTACTGTATTATTACCATCAGTACTAATACTAATATTCCATATTCCAGCATCTAATTCTTCTTCTTTAACACCAAAATCTATTAAAGTTTCTCTTGCTCCTGGATTTGAATTTAATGATTTTATAAATCTTTCTTGAAGAATTTTATAAACACCATGAACATCTAATTTACCTACTACACCTTCAGTAGTTTTTTTAGGTATTGCATATTGTGCATTACTTTCTTTAAATAAATTTGAAGCAAAAGGCCATGTATAAATTGAGCATGCCTTTCCTGAAACAGGACTTTCAAAAGTTAGTTCTTGTGAAACTCTTAGCCATAATGCTGAGTTGTATACAATGTGTTTGTTATAATTTTCAATTGCTCCGCCAACTTTGTTAAATTCTTGTTTATTTAAGTACAAAGGTATTTGAAGCCAGATTCCACGTCCATTATCCGCATTTGCAAAGCTATTTGGATAACCAGGTAAT